TTACTCCTTCAGGTTTGTTCGCTTTATCTGTCTGTAGGTCTCGATAAAAGCCCGAACTGCTACTTGTTCATCATCGGATAAATCATCGTAATAACTATCTAATTTATGGGTTGAAAGAGTGTAACTAGATTCGGTAGGAGCCTCGTCGTCTATCACAGTGAAATCTTCCTCCGGACTGTGGCCTATGATTGGACTATCATAGGCTGGTGGTTCTTGACGTGCGAGTGCCGCATGAAGTATTCCGGGCCGCAGATTGAGAACCTTAGCTATTTGATTCATAGTATTATAGTCTCCTTCATCCGGATCGAGGCGCTCAAGATTGTTGAGAAAATCCAAAGAGACATCTGCTCTTTTTGATAGTTCTGGCAGAGTTATCCCTAATTTTTCAAGTCTATTCTCGATAATGGTGAAGAGTGCTTCACCTGTTAGACAATCAAATGAAACGTCCAACGCTTCTGATAGCTTTTCCATTGTATCAAGAGTTGGGTTTGTTACAATTCCATTTTCCATTTCACTTATAGTCGTTTTTGATATGCCTGATTTCTCAGATAAAGCTCTCAACGAAAGCTTTTTTCCCAAGCGGAATTTTTTAATATTATGTCTTAATAACATTAAGAACGCCTCCAATTCAAAGATTCGATATATCGTACGATATACTTAGTATATCACTATGTCCGATAAAGTAAACAGAAAAAACAGGGCAAGGTGTATCAATTTACCAGTTCGACAAAACGTTACAACTATTGATGAGTGTTAGATATAATGATACAATTCTAATGGGGGTGAGAAATATGAACAAGATTAGGGAAATAGCGGATGTAAAGAATATGAAAATTAGTGAAATTGTTAGAAAGACGAAGTTGTCAAAGTCTTTTGTATACGAAATCATTAATGAAAACAGCTATCCGACTATTCCGACTGGGCAAAAGATCGCAAGGGCACTAGGGGTAACTTTGAATGATGTGTTTCCAGCAGAACGTAAGGTAGGTGGGAACACAAGTGCCTGATCAATAACAAAAAGACCCGCAGGTGCTCCAACACCAAGCAGGTCAAATACAAAATATGACTATTTAGATTATACCACAAGAAGTATGAATTGGAGGGTAACGATGAGTAATCTAATTCCTGTCGAGTATCAAAATAGAATATTGGCTACAGCCCAATTGACCGATGCGTATGCAACAGATACTGCGATTATCAGTAAAAACTTCAACCGCAACAAAGACCATTACGGGAGCGTGGCTTCATGCGAAATCACTCAACACTGACAGAGCCTGGAAAGCCTATGAAACGCTGGTCGACGATTACTATCGAGTGATGGATGAGATTAAGGGTGTGGCAAAAGTACAGTCCCTGACGTGGGACAAAGTGGTTTATTTAATGCTTGTTTTCAACTTCAAATTAAACGAATCGCAACGCATCACAAAATGGAGGATTCCGTTAACATGGACAAACAGTTAAAGCCAACCTCTATCGAGGATATTATGATTACCTCTTTGCAATCCATGAAAGATATTAAACTCAAACTGGCTCAGCACGAGGAAGACACCAAGATGTTAACCGCCAAAATGGAAATAAGGTCTATTGATTATTTCACGATCGCTGGCTACGCAAGCATCCGTGGTATCAAGGTCGATATAAGTCAGGTTAATCGCCTAGAGCAAAAGGCTATGAGGCTTAGCCAAGATTACGGAATAGCAACGGGTAAAGTTACTGATCCAGAGTTAGGTGATTTCAACACCTATCATTTGTACATTTTATGCGAGGTCTTTGATTCAAGATAGGCTGAAAGAAGAACTCGGCCTAATAAGGAGTAGGCCCCCGAGAGGTGAATACTTATGGAACTAGACATTAGCTTTGGGAAGTACCGTACAGACTTAAATTGGAACGTTGAATACTTGGAGTGGGGTGAGTTCGTCACCCGTCTAAAAAAGGTCAGACACACGCCCGAGACAATGGCCGAGTATGACAAGATGAACAGTACCGCACGTAGCAACGTCAAAGACGGTCCAGCATTCGTCGGCGGACTTGTCCGGGGAGGGCGCCGGAAAAAGGAGAACGTAGACACCCGTAGCTTGATCACGCTGGATGTGGATCACGTTACCGACGATTACTTTATGATTTCAGCAGATCTTGTCCTTGGCGGCTCAGCCTTTGCGATCTACTCTACGCATAGCCACAGGCCGGAGAAGCAGAAGTACCGTTTAATCATTCCAGTTAATCGCGCTATGAATCCCGACGAATACGCAGCAATAAGCCGTAAACTGGCAGAGCAGATTGGAATGGAATATTTCGATAAGACCACATTTCAGGTTCATCGGCTCATGTACCTACCAAGCTGTAGCAAAGACGCAGAACCCATTCTGGAGGTTTACGAAGGGGCTCCACTGAGTGTCAATAGTATTCTGTCAGAGTACGGCGATTGGCGGGACCCTTTGCAATGGCCACGCCATGTGGATGATAAAGTCCAAAGGAAAACGGGCTCGGGGATGGAAGATCCTAAATCAAAACAAGGAGTAGTGGGTGCGTTCTGTCGCTGCTACTCTATCAGCGAAGCCATAGAGATTTTCCTAGCGGACTCATACGAATCGACAGACGACAGCTTGACAAGGTACACGTATGTCGGCGCGAGTAGTTACGGAGGACTGGTCGTCTATGACGGCGATACCTTTGCCTACTCCCATCACGAGAGCGACCCCTGCAGTGGCAGAGAGGTTAACGCCTTTGACCTAGTACGATTGCATAAGTTTGGCAGCCTGGACGACAGTGCGAGTGATAAAACTCGTATTGATAGACTACCCAGCCATACAGCCATGGCTACGCTCGCCGCACAAGATGGCAAAGTAAAGCGCGACCGATTAGCCGAGCTGGCGGAGGACTTCGACAGGGTCGAGGATGAAGAGGCCGATGCGTGGATTGAACGACTAAAAACGAACCACAAGACGGGACTTCCTTTGTCCACAGCAAATAATGCAGAGATCATTTTAAGCAATGGCCCGTTTAAGAGTGTTCTGGCCTACGATGCCTTCGGAAATACAGAAGTTATTCGTGATGTTTTACCGTGGCGGAACAGGGAAAGACCGCAGGAGGATTATGAGCCTTGGATGGGATCGGATGACCGACGAATGGAGCACTGGTTTGGTAAAACTTATGAAATCAAGTCCGGGGGTGTTATAAAAAACGCCTTCACGGAAGTTACGCATACTAATAGGTTTCATCCTATAATTGAGTACCTAGAGGCGCAGCAGTGTGACGATATACCAAGAATGGAACGGTTGTTTATAGATTATTTAGGGGCAGACGATTCGGGTTATGTTAAAGAAGTAACGAGAAAAATGTTTATCGCGGCGGTCAAAAGGCTTTATGAGCCAGGCTGCAAATTTGATTATATGCTTGTGTTGGTAGGCCCGCAGGGAGCCGGCAAGAGTACGATCGTCCAAATGCTAGCGCGGCGCTGGTTTAGCGATTCGCTTAAAACCTTCGACTCTAAAGACGCGGGTGAGCATCTTCAATCGGCATGGATTTTTGAGTTTGGTGAGCTGGCGGGCATGACCAAAACCGAAGTAGACGAAATAAAGCAATTCATAACGAAGCGCAGCGATAAATATCGGGTGGCTTATGACCGGGTCATCACGGATTTTCCACGGAAGTGTGTATTCTTCGGAACAACGAACAACATGGATTTTCTAAAGGACCCGACGGGAAACCGCCGCTTTTGGCCAGTCGTGATTGACCCAGAGAAGCGTAGAAGAAGTATATTTACCGATCTTTCTGAATACGAGATCGGACAGATATGGGCAGAGGCTCTGCAAGCGTACAGAAGTGGTGAAGAACTTACACTCTCACCGGAGGTCGATAAAGAGGCCGCACGTATTCAAGGGCTGCACATGGAGGACGACCCTCGTACCGGATTAATTCAAGAGTGGCTCGAGACACCCATAGAAGATGTGTGGGGTAAAGTGGTGGAAGGCGGGCCACTCCGGAATCGTGTGTGCGCATCCCAGGTATGGGCGGAATGCCTACACAATAGAGCAGGGTCAATGCGTCCCTGGGAAGCTAGAGAAATATGCAATATTCTGCGTCGAATACAGGGGTGGAAAGAACGAAAGAACAGGGCCCGCATACCTGGTTATGGCTTACAAACTATCTTCGAAAAAAGTATCAGATAGCCTTGATGTTTACTGATACTTATCTGATACATCTGATACAAAAATGTAGCAGTTGTATCTACAAAGTATCAGATAAAATTAGTGCATCTGATACACCCCAAACCTAGTTATACCAAGGGATAGGACCCTGTTGTATCAGATGTATCAGTAAATTATCTATTAAAGATAAAAGTAATTATACAGGGTGGTATATATATATAACCCTATGTAGAACGCGTATTATGCACATACACGTGTGTGAGAGATTATGTGTTACAAGGATTTGAAAGGGTGAGCGTATGCACAAGAATACAAAAGCAATCGAGACAAGATATAAGGGGTACCGATTCCGTACAAGACTCGAAGCCCGGTGGGCAGTATTCTTCGACGCACTCGGTGTGCGGTGGGAATACGAGAAAGAGGGATTTGAATTAAGTACCGGTGATCTATACTTACCAGACTTTTGGCTGCCAGACGATAAACTATGGGTTGAGGTGAAGGGCGAGCAACCCGATGATCGATACCACGGCATGCTTAGTGATTTCAGCGAGGATATGAATTGTGCAGTGCTACTAGTTGTTGGGATACCTTGGGAGAATCAGGCTTGCCTTTTTGCACGCGATTCCACTGACTGTGGCGCTGGGTGTTATGACAACAAGAGGGTTGATATATTCGCTGTGGATAAAGGTAGACTGCAATTGATGACAGATAAGGATTCGAGGGTAGATCGGGATCGTGTTGTCTACGCTGATTTTTGGGAAAGCATACTAGACATAGGGTATATGCCAGATCCCATTATTTTACCAATCGTCGGGATGGCTATAGATGTCGCCAAATCCGCAAGATTTGAGTTAGGAGAAACATTGTAGAGAATCAGAATTAGACACAGACTAGTCTCAGGTGGATCGCAATGTACGCCACATGTGATGACTGTCATGACTCGTGTAACTTTGCCTATTTGCTTGAGGAGGAAGAGACAAATGATTGATGTAGATAAGCTGCTCATAAATTACCATGAATTGAAGCGTAGTCTCGGCCTCTTGGAATTTAAAATTGAAAACTATGAGATGTACAGGATAAGTGCAGAGAGGACTATCGAGGAAATGACGTTCACAAGTCCTCAAGGCGAGCGCGTATCAAACAGCGGGGTGTCGGATAAAACGTCGAAGATCGCTCTAAAGTATAAAAGTGTTACTGAGGAGAACAATGAAGAACATTTAGCGGAATTAGTGGAGCGCTATAAGGGCCAAAAATATGAGCTCGATATGTTAGAACGCTGCATCTTCTTGCTAAAAAAGGAATTATCAGCGCTTATTACGGATATGGTTATCAACGATATGAGTATAGAGAAGGTAAGTATTAAATATGAAATGCCGAGGTCTACAATAAAGAGGCGTTATGAAAAAGCGGTCGTGGAAATAGATGAGATGTACCAAGAGTTAACGTTGGAAGTGACCGGATAGAAAAAAGGTCATAAACGGTTAAAAACGGTCGTAAATGGTTAAAATCGGTCAAACATGGAGAATTCAACTGTGCTATAATTAAGATGTGGAAATGATTAATTGAGGCTCTTGGACAACACGTCCGAGGGCCTTTTCTCATTCATCCACCTACTCTCTCTTTTTATATAGCGACCTCGGTCGCATTCTTTTTAATGCACAGCTGCCTAAGGCGGCTTTTATATTTTCATAAAGGCAGGGATGGACCATGCTAAGGTGCGTCTTGTTTATACCAACAGACTCTGAATGTAAAAAATCCTGTAAGAACTGTAAACGATGGAATGGAAGACGCTGCAAAGACGAACATCGATTACGAGAAATGTACGAAGAATCCGAAGAATTTGTAATCTATGACTGGATGATGAGAGACAACAAGGGGGTATACATCGAGTGACTGACCTAGATAAAGGTAGCGGAAAGGTGATGTGTGGATGCCCATGAAACCTCGTCGTCCATGTTCCCACCCTAGTTGTCCCGAACTTACGTCTGATCGTTATTGTGACAAGCATCAAAAGCAGGTGACACAGGAATACGATCGCAGACGTGGTTCCGCAGCAAGTCGAGGCTATGGCAGCCGCTGGCGCAAGGCGAGTAAACGGTTTCTGGAAGAGCACCCGCTTTGTGTGGCGTGTGAACGTGAAGGGAAACTGACACCGTCGAAAATAGTGGATCATATTAAACCCCATAAAGGAGATATGATGCTTTTTTGGGACGAGAGTAACTGGCAGGCTCTTTGCAAACGCTGTCATGACATTAAGACAGCTCGTGAAGATGGTCGTTGGGGATAAACCTGTGGATAGCCTGTGTATAAGCTTGTTAGCCTGTGGATAACTAAGGGGGAGGGGCGGTCTAATTCCTTCCAACTTTACCATAGGGGACCAGGTGGGAAGCTTCGCGCGAGATTTCGCAGGTTCAAGAAGGGGTATAGGCGAAATTATTTTGAAATAGAGAGGTGAGATCATGGCAAACGGACACGGGGGCGCTCGTGTCGGTGCGGGCGGTAAGAAAAAACCCATCGCAGACAAGATTCTCGAAGGAAACCCCGGAAAAAGAAAATTGACCATTGTGGACTTTGAAGGATTAATAGATTTGACCGGCCAGAAAATTCCACCACCAAAAGACTATCTTTCGGCAAAGCAGAAAGGCGGCAAGGACACCTATGCTGTAGAAATATATCAGAAAACTTGGGAGTGGGTTAAGGAACGTAAGTGTGCTCACCTACTCAATCCACTGCTCTTAGAACAATATGCCATGACGGTTTCTCGCTGGATTCAATGCGAAGAGAGCATTACAGAATTCGGATTTTTGGCGAAGCATCCCACGACAGGAAATGCCATGCCTTCACCATTCGTTGCCATGTCACAGAGCTTTATGAAGCAGGCAAACAGCATCTGGTATCAGATCTACCAAGTGGTGCAGGACAACAGCACTCAAAATTACGTGGGAGCTAGTCCACACGAGGATGCGATGGAACATTTACTTACAGCAAGAAAAGGTAGATAAACAAACCGCCCGTGTCGCTTCACGTTGGCTTGTGTCACGATAACGTTTAAGAGCCGGGTAAGTGTTCGTATTGCCCGACGGATCGGGCAAACGAGCGAATTTGCTACTGCTTGCTTAACAACTTATACACTAAGACACGGACACGCTTTAATAGCGTGTTTTTAGTTTGGGAGGAAAACGATGGACATCCAGAAAATACCCACCGATCAATTAAAGGCGGCAAAATATAATCCTCGTAAAGACCTAAAGCCTGGTGATACGGAGTTTGAAAAGCTTCGTAAAAGCATGGAGGAATTCGGATATGTGGAACCGATCATATGGAACAAGCAAACCGGCAATATCGTAGGGGGGCATCAACGCTTCAAAATATTGACTGGGCTTGGCGCAAAAGAAATAGACTGTGTCGTTGTGAATATGGACGAGCAGCGTGAGAAAGCTCTGAATATTGCTCTTAACAAAGTAGCGGGTGACTGGGACATACCACTTCTCACAGACTTGTTAAAAGACCTCGGCGACAATGGTTTTGATGTTAGTTTGACTGGTTTTGAAGCAGTCGAGCTAGATGAGCTGTTTGGTAGCGATACTAATGACACCGAGGATGTAAAAGAAGATGACTTCGACACAGATAAAGCCTTGTCTGAAATCGAAACACCGATAAGCCAGCAAGGAGATATTTGGCTTTTGGGTAGGCACCGGTTGATGTGCGGGGATAGTACCTCCCTGGAAGACGTTAATGTTTTAATGGATGGTCAGAAAGCAAGGCAGGTCTTTACAGATCCGCCTTGGAATGTAGACTACGGCGGGAGCAGCCATCCAAGCTGGAAGCCGGGTCGTCAAATCCTCAACGATAAGATGAGCACAGTTGATTTTAAGGACTTCATGTTAAAAGTGTTCACGACTATGAGCGCGGTCAGTGAGCCGGGCTGTATGACATACGTTGTAATGAGTGCCCAAGAGTGGGGTGGCCTCATGGATGCCATACGCGAAGCTGGTTATCACTGGTCTAGTACGATTATTTGGAAGAAGGACTCGCTAGTACTTTCCCGAAAAGACTACCATACTCAGTACGAGCCAATATGGTATGGTTGGCTAGAGGGTAGCAGTAGACTTTGTCCTTTGGTGGATCGAAAGCAAAGCGACGTGTTTGATATACCAAGGCCAAAGCGGAGTGAACAGCATCCGACGATGAAACCGATTGAGTTGGTAGCAAGGGCCATCACCAATTCCAGCCATAAGGGAGATTTGGTGCTTGACCTTTTTGGCGGTTCCGGAACAACACTCCTCGCAGCAGAGCAGACCGAAAGAGTCTGCAATATGATGGAACTCGATCCCAAATACGCCGATGTCATTGTGAAACGATACCTTGAAAACGCTGGCGCTAATGCTGGTGATTTTTTTAATTCGAAACGGAGCAAATGTGCCCTACCAAGATACTAATTAATGTCTTGACTTTCACTGCATACAGAGTGATTAATGTACCTACCAAAAAAGAAAGGTAGGTACAAACCATGACAAACGACACGTTAACTTATTCATTCAAAGTAACAGGTTTAGAACGTAAACAGGTAGCCTCTGTGATCGCAGATACAATCGGAGAACAAGTGAAATATGCCGGAGCACCAAGCTTCAATTACAACGCCGGTGGATGGACCATCGATAGAAACGGCATTGTTACAACCCCGGAACTTGGAATCAAAGAAGAGCATGTGACTTTACGGATGGTGCTCGATGCACTACACATTGCGGGAGCCACAGCCGAGAGGGATTTGACAGTAACCCTTCCCATGAACTGGCACAATGGTAACAGCCTTCGAAATCTTGTCAACATGATATGGACTAAACAAGGTCTCATACGAAAAGCACTAGGTTGGCAGGAGGTCATAATCCCAGACGGCCTTGTCGAGGCTATCAATGCTGTTCCTATAGACACTTCGGAGGATTTTGCAGAAGTCGTAAATCAAGCTATCGAAGCAGGCAAGATCACGGGAGATAACGAACTGGACATCGACATGGCAGAAAAGACCCTACAGTTTAGCTTTTTCAACGCGAGCCTAGATGCCCAAGAGATTCACGCTTTTGGAATGTTTTGCTGGCAGCTCAATAATCAAGCTCAAAAACAAAAGTTCACCTCGGTAAAGCAAAAGGAAACTGAGAATGATAAATATGCGTTCAGATGCTTCCTTCTAAAACTAGGATTTATCGGCAAGGAATACAAAATCGAACGAAGTATACTCTTGAGCAAACTAGAAGGGAACACAGCCTTTCGCACGACTGAATCCCAACAAGCTGCCGAAGCGAAGCGCAATGGGCACAGAACAGAGGCTCTTACCGAAGGGAGCGCAAACGAATGAAGAACGGATTTCTATCCCAGGACAAGTGTTCAAGATGCGGTGGTCCGCTTGACGCTCGAACGATGTCTCGGATGAACGAGGACATTTTATGTATGGACTGCTCGGAACTTGAGAAGTCACACCCTCGCTACAAGGAAGCTGTCGAAGCCGAACGGAAGCACGTAAAAGCCCGGAATTACAATTACCCCAGGATTGTTTGCCGGAAAACGGTTTCCTTTCGAATGAGAACCATTTGTACTCAGGTTCATCTAGAGTGAGTGTCAACACGCCTTGACTGGCGTGTTTTCCTGTTGGCCATGTGTCGCGCACGTTTGGCTTGTGTTGCGTTCGTTGATATCCCTGGGGCAAGCTGTTCAGAACGAGGCAGTCTAGAATACCAGGGCAAAAGCACTGATGGATCTAGGTGTAAGACCTCTTAGTTAACAAAAAATAACTTGCTATCTGTTCGTTGTAGAGTGACTAATGGACTACCCAAAACGAACAGGAGGCAGAAATGAAATGCGTAAGATGAACACGCTACGAAACGTCAATGTGGTGTCCATTCAACTGGTCAAGGAAAAAAGCCTCGCCTATGGCTCAAAACAGATTAACTCCCCAAAGGATGCGGCGCTTATAGCTGGAGAATTTTTGGTGGGAGCTGACAGAGAACATTTTGTGGTTCTTTGTATGGATACCAAACATAACGTCAATGCGCTCAATACGGTTTCCGTGGGTACGTTGAACTCTTCCTTGGTCCATCCGCGCGAAGTATTTAAAGCCGCAGTACTGGCCAATAGTAATTCCATAATCCTCATTCATAATCACCCGTCGGGTGACCCAACTCCTAGTAGGGAGGACTTAGAGATCACAAAGCGGTTAGTTGAAGCGGGAAGTATCCTGGGAATTGAAGTAATGGACCATGTGGTTATTGGAGATAATGGGAACTACGTTAGTCTAAAAGAGCGTGGGGAAATCCAGCCTGACAACGTGTCGCGTTAGAGTATGCATCGGGTGATTAAATATTTGTTGCCCCTGTCCCGCGCGACGCTGGCGTTTGAGCAGATAAGTCTATCCTAGCAGGGTGAACGCTCAACTCGGAGTGTGTACCCGGCTTAAAAAGCCGTACAGAATTGACTTGCTATCCTGTGCGTTTCGAGTGATTAATGGACTACGGAAAAAACCTACAGGAGGCAAAACTGCATGGACAAGCTTATAATAAAACTTGAAGAAGCTCGGAGAATGTACGAGATAATAGGCATCGAGGTTAAGCAACTTGCGGAAGCTGGGCACTACACCCAACTGAGGTCAGCCCAAAATCGAAGCTTGAGTCTCGCCAAAAAAGTCATGGGCCTTGAAGATAAACTGCGAGAGGCGGCGAAGGCGAATGGCTAAACGGATAAAGAGTTACAAGGGGCTTCTTATTAAAGAGACTACCACTCGTGACGGGGCCGGGTACCTTTACTGGATAACCACCAAGGACAACGAACTCGAATGGGAGTGCGACAGCCTTGAAGAAGCGATGGAGTGGATTGACAGCTACTAACTATTGCGAGGGACTTCCCAATACTGGGAGGTTCTGTTTTTGTTGAATTAATAAAAGAGTTGGGGTGAAAGTTTGGCTACAAAAAAAGCTAAGGCCTTTACTCCAACCCGGTTTATGTTGCCGAGCTCGCATTATAATCAAGGCAAAGCGGAGTATGCCATAGCGTTTATTGAGAACCTTAGACATACCAAAGGCGAGTGGTATAACAAACCCTTTAAACTACTTGATTGGCAAACCGAGATTATTCGCAATATTTTTGGTGTGGTTAAGAAAGACGGGAACCGTCAATTTAATACCGCTTATGTTGAGATAGCAAAGAAACAGGGCAAAACCGAGCTTGGGGCGGCAATCGCCCTTTTTATGTTAGTGGCGGATGATGAGTATGGGGCAGAAATCTACAGTTGTGCAGCGGATCGAGCGCAAGCCAGCCTAATTTATATGGTAGCCGTTGATATGATCGGTCTATGTCCGGCACTCCAAAAACGGCTAAAGATCGTAGCGTCACAGAAACGGCTAGTTTATCCAGAAAAGAACTCATTCTACCAGGTTCTTTCGAGTGAAGCGTTCTCAAAACATGGGATCAACCCCCACGCCGTCCTCTACGATGAACTTCATGTAGCAAATCGGGAAATGGCCCGAGTCATGCTTCAAGGTGCTTCGGATGCAAGAAGACAACCGTTAAATTTCCTGATCACCACCGCAGGAAACGACATGCACAGTATTGGTTACGAGATTCATCAAAAAGCAGTGGATATTCTAGAGGATCGAAAAACCGACCAAACCTTTTATCCCACCATCTACGCAGCAAGTGAAACCGACGACTGGTCTAAGCCTGAAACATGGCGGAAGGCCAACCCAAGCATGGGTATTACCGTAACTGAGGCTAAGTTGGCTATTGCTTGTGAGAATGCCCGGCAAAACCCTGCCGAAGAAAACTCCTTTAAACAACTAAGACTCTGCATCTGGACGAAGCAATCCATACGCTGGATGCCGATGGAGGCGTGGGATAAATGTGCCTTCCCCGTTGATTTTGAGAGGTTAAAAGGCCGTGAGTGTTTTGCTGGGCTAGATCTCTCAAGTACGACTGACGTTACGGCCTTCGTCTTAGTGTTCCCCCCGAACGCGGAAGACGACAACTATCAAGTCGTTCCGTTCTTCTGGATCCCGAAAGTCAATATGGACCTGCGTGTCCGACGCGACCACGTGCCCTACGATACTTGGGAGCAGCAAGGGTTTATGAAAACGACGGAGGGGAACGTCGTCCATTACGGGTTTATTGAGACTTTTATTGAGGAACTTGGCAAGGACTATAACATTCGTGAGATTGCCTTTGACCGCTGGGGAGCAGTGCAGATGTCTCAGAACTTAGAGGGCTTGGGCTTTACTGTGGTGCCGTTCGGACAGGGTTATAAAGATATGTCCCCCTCGACCAAGGAATTGATGAAGCTGACGCTCGAAGAAAAAATAGCCCATAGTGGCAATCCGGTCCTTCGCTGGATGATGGATAACATCTATGTCAAAACAGACCCAGCAGGCAACATCAAACCGGACAAAGAAAAAAGTACCGAGCGTATTGACGGTGCTGTTGCTTTAATCATGGCACTTGACAGGGCTTTACGACATCAGGATGACGGAGGTGGAGTTTATAACGAGAGAGGCATGCGAAGCCTTTAATGAGGAGGTGATGACAACTGAAATTTTTCCAACGAGCCAAGTTCTTCTTCGGCCAAGGCATTGAAGATTATATTCAACGCTTCTTAAACGGTGATGACATACCCGAATCAAACTATCAAGGCCAAGTGGACTCCAAAACAGCCATGAAATACACGGCTGTTTTTGCTTGTGTACGGGTCCTCGCGGAGGCATTGGCTGGTACACCGGTGATGCTTTATCGAAAGAAGGAAAACGGTGACCGCGAAACCAGAAATGATTTATCGGTCTACGACATTCTTCATAATCAACCCAACGAAGAAATGTCCCCATTCAATTTCAAAGAAACCTGCATGGTTTCTCTGAACCTTGGCGGAAATACCGTTAGTCAGAAGTTAGTCAATAAATACGGCGATCTGGTGGGGTTATATCCCTACGACTGGTCGAAAGTAACCATAACCCGGGATTTCTCATCGAACAGGTTAGTGTACAAGATCCGGGATGGGACGAACCAACTGGACTTAGCAAGGAATCAGGTTTTTCACGTCGCTGGACTGAGTATGGACGGTGTTGTTGGGTTGTCTCCGATCGAATATGTTTCGTCGGCGATCCGCCTTGGGTTATCCTATGAGCGCTTTGGTATTAACTTCTATAAAAATGGGGCCAATTCCTCGGGAGTAATTGAGTATCCCGGTGCTCTCGCGGACACAGCCTATGAACGTTTGAAAAAGGATTTTGCAAAAAGCTATCAGGGTCTGGCGAATACCGGGAAGCCCATCATCCTGGAAGGCGGAGCGAAGTTCAGTCAACTGTCGATCAAACCAGCAGACGCACAACTGATTGAAAACAAGAAGTTTCAGTTAGAGGATGTAGCCCGGATCTACCGAGTCCCACTTCACTTAATACAGAATCTTGATAGGGCAACGAACAACAACATTGAGCATCAGAGCCTGGAATTTGTTATGTACACCATGCTCCCTTGGTTTAAACGGTGGGAAGAAAATATCAATATGCAGCTTTTAACGCCACTCGAGCGCCGAGCGGGGTTTTATATTGAGTTCAAAATCGACAGCCTTTTGCGCGGTGATATGCAAAGTCGGGCAGCATCGTATGCAGCTGGAAGGCAGTGGGGTTGGTTATCCGTCAACGATATCCGAAAGCTCGAAAATATGACGCCGATAGTAAATGGAGATATTTACATGATGCCTTTGAACTTCAAAGAAGCAGGGGTACAGGCCAGCCAAGCTGAGAGTGATGCTTTGATAGAGGATACCTACAAGATTATTATGGCGGGGAGGTGATAACGAATGAAAAAATTCTGGGAATTTAAAGCGAAGGCAGGCTCTCCGAATGTTGGAGAGCTTTTGCTTTATGGTGACATCTCCAGCTCAACTTGGTGGGGAGATGAAGTAACACCAATGACGTTTGCACAGGAGTTGAAGGGACTCGGCGATATCTCAGTTCTTAACATCTACATCAACAGCGGCGGCGGGGATGTTTTCGCAGGCCTTGCTATCTATTCCATGCTAAAGCGCCATCCAGCCCAGAAAAATGTCTATATCGATGGTCTAGCCGCCAGCATTGCCTCAGTGATTGCAATGGCTGGCGACACTGTTTATATGCCCAGAAATGCCATGATGATGATTCATAAAGCCTGGACTATGGCAATTGGTAACGCCAATGATCTCCGCAAACTCGCTGATGACATGGACAAAATCGACCAGAGCATCCTGACAACCTACCAAGAAAAAACAGGGATGGAGCCGCAAAAGATCAGTGAAATGGTCAACGCTGAAACCTGGCTCACTGCTGAGGAAGCCGTTGCATTGGGCTTTGCTGATGTGCTCGAAGAGACTAAGCAAATTGCAGCTTCGATGAACAAGGATTACCTAACCATGAATGGTTTGTCCTTTGATCTGAGCAGATTCCGTAACCCACCAAATCAGGCGATGGTCGGTTCTGCATTAGATATTTCGGTCAACGACCCACCGAACAATCAACCTCATGAAAAACCCAACAACCAGGCAGTGGTCAGCGTAGTAGCTGAACCACTGCCTAATTATTTGCCCGAGGTTCATAATGCAGGCCGAACAATATCCTCCACAAACGAAGCACTCATCAGGCAAGCCGTGGACAGCTTGACTGAAGTCCTGGCTCAACTTGATAACGACGAAACTGATGATGAAGCTGACGGCAAGGGTGCAGACGATGAGTTCAGTCTGCTGGAGTTTGACCTATATCAAGCCCAATTCAATTTAAACAGGAGGCGATTAGACCATGGATTTTAAAGCACTACTTAAACAAAAACTCGATGCTCAGCAAACACTCTTAAACGCAGCCATGGCATCAGGAACGGGCTTTACCGTAGAACAACAAGCTGGGTTTGATACTCTTCAAGCGGAAATTGTTAACTTGGAAAACACAATCAAAGCAGCTATGGAGCTCGAAGCGCGTCAGGCCGACTTAAATACCCCAGTTAATGCACCGTTGTATGCCCAACCTAAGGCCAAAGTAGAAAAATTTGGTTCCTTTGGTGAACAACTCCGAGCAGTGATCGAAGCCGCCAGACCAGGTGGCTCGATGGACAATCGGTTATCCATTAAAGCGGCTGCAGGTTTGAATGAAAACGTGGGTAGCGACGGTGGTTTTTTGGTGGACACAGATTTTTCCAAAGAAATCTTAAAGCGTGCTTATGAGACAGGCGTGCTCGCCAGTCGTTGTAACAAAGTGCCCCTCAGTACGAATTCAACCGGACTAAGAATCAATGCCATCGACGAAAGCAGTCGAGCGAACGGTTCACGTTGGGGTGGTATTCAAGCGTACTGGGAGGGAGAAGCCGATGGACTAATCGGCAGCAAACCTAAGTTTCGGCAGATGGAACTCAACCTCCACAAACTAACTGGGCTTTGTTATGCGACGGACGAACTTCTGCTTGATGCTACCGCCTTGGAATCGGTCATCAGTCAGGGCTTTGCAGAAGAGTTCGGCTTCAAAATGGACGATGCCATCTTAAACGGTACAGGAGCTGGAATGCCTTTAGGCCTTATGAACAGCAAGTCCTTAGTGACCGTTCCCAAGGTGGGTAGTCAAACTGCAGGGACCGTCAACGTTCAAAATATTGTAGGCATGTGGTCCCGTTGCTGGGGAAAATCCCGTCAAAACGCTGCTTGGTTCATTAATCAGGACATTGAACCTCAACTCTACACCATGGCTTTATCCGTCGGTACAGGCGGTATCCCGGTGTATATGCCAGCGGGTGGTATTTCCGGTTCTCCCTACAGCACCCTGTACGGTCGTCCTGTCATTCCCTTGGAGCAATGCCAAACTCTCGGTACAACAGGCGACATCATTCTTGCCGATTTGTCCCAGTACCTTATCATCGATAAGGGTGGAATCAGTGCAGCATCGTCCATTCATGTTAGATTTTTGTATGATGAGAATTGCTTCCGCTTTATATACAGAGTTGATGGGCAACCTGTGTGGGGTTCGGTACTGACTCCTTCTCGTGGATCCAACACACTTTCTCCGTTCGTAGCTTTGGCTTCGAGGGCTTAAGTAGATAAACACACAAATATATAAGTCTAGAAAAGGGAGCGCTAATTCAAATTGGCGTGGAGGATATGAATCGACTTGCTCAGAATGTGATAAACCTGTTTGGATAAGACCATCTCGAAGCTCAAGGAAAACACATTTTTGTAGTAAAGAATGTCACTATGAATGGATGTCAAAAAACCAGACTGGCGAGAAAAGTTCAAGTTGGAGTGGTGGGCCAGTAAAGAGAATATGTCCTATCTGTACTAATGAGTTTCAAGTCCCCCGGGCTGAGTTTAATCGCGGCGGAGGGAAGTATTGTTCAAAGCACTGTTCTGCCATAAGCACAAGAAAGTCCGTAAAAGTAACTTGTAGTTACTGCAAAATGGAATATGTCGTTCAGGGATACAAGGCAAGAACTACAAAATATTGCTCTAAATTATGTCAAGCAGAGCACAGAGCTAAAACAAGGTCTCCAGAAGAGATTGCAATGAAAAAGGTTAATGGCAGGATGGGTAGTTTAATGTGGTATTCCATTAAGGGAAATAAAAACGGCTCAAAATGGGAAGCGTTAGCTGGATATTCCTTAACTGACCTGAAGTGGCACTTGGAAAGCCTCTTTAAAGAGGGTATGTCTTGGAACAATATGGGGCTATGGCATATTGATCACATAGTCCCGAGAAGTGCCTTTAATTATTCTTATCCAGACGACCCAGGCTTTAAAGTATGTTGGTCTTTAGCTAATCTCCAACCATTATGGGCTGAGGAAAATCTTCGTAAGTCAAACAAAATAGTTGACCCTCTCCGCGCAAAATCAATTCTTAAATCGTTAACCGACAAAGATTACCAGTTAAATCATTAATATGGAGGTACAAAACCATGAGTTATATTCCTGAAAAAAATAAGCCAATCGAGGCAATCTCCCCGCAAGCGGGAGCTGGTATAACCGGAACTTATGTCTCTTTGAGTAACTCGGGGAAGTGCTACGTGCTGGTCCATATTAACCAAGCATCAGCAGAACCCGTCGAAATCACGATTGAACAGGCAACCGATATCGAAGGAGCAGGTAGCAAGGCCTTAACAAATGTCGTTCCCATTTGGGCAGACCAAGATTGCGCTGCCTCGGATTCCTTGGTTCGACAAACGGATGCAGTAGCCTACTCCACCTCGGCAACCCTTGCGCACAAATTGGTGGTCTTTCAGATTAACCCTGCGCAACTAGACGTTACGAACGGGTTTGACTGCATTACAGTAAAAACTGCTGCCTCTGATCCGACCAATATTACCGCAGCTCAGTATATTCATAGTGATTTGCGTTTTGGGGGATAAGCTACATTATTGATGAACACGGAGACGCTTAGTCGTCTCCCTTTTCTTGAAAGGGGGGTGCTATGAATTTAGTTTTAACCACACCACCCGCCATTGAACCTTTGGAGGTTCAGGAAGTAAAGGATTATCTCAGAGTGGACGATACCACAGAGGATAATTTCCTGAGTGCCATAATAACAGCCTCTCGGGAGTATTGTGAGTCATTTCAAAATCGGGCCTACATCACACAAACTTGGCAACTGAGCTTTGATTACTGGCCAGCTTATGTCATCGAACTTCCGAGAGGGAACCTACAAACGGTTAATCGGGTCACATATAAATCTTCAATCGGTGAGGAAGTTACGCTTCAGGAGCATGTAGATTATCACTACAGTACCCGTGGAATACTGGGACGATTATCTCCCGTATACGGCAAATCTTGGCTATCGTTTGTGCCAACTTCCTTAGACGCCATCGTCATAGATTATACCTGTGGTTATGGAGACCTTGCCGAGAGTGTTCCCGCTAAGGTTATCCAGGCCATGAAATTACTTATTGGGTATTGGTATGAAAATCGAGAAGCCGCCGTAATTGGCTCAGTGAGTCGTGAACTGGAGTTTTCCGTGACCTCTTTATTAAGTCTCGAACGAGTGAGAAACGTATGAACATTGGAGAATTACGCAACAGACTGGAAATACAACACTATGTAAGACTTGAGAATGAGGTTGGTGAGGAAGTAAAGCTTTGGCAACTCTATGTTAAACTCTGGGCCAAATTCGAAACCAGCCGAGTTAAGGAGCAAAAGCTAGAGGCCGGAAAGGCTACCGGAAGTGTCGTGCATAAGATCGTTATAAGGTATCGGAATGATCTCGATTCGACCATGAGAGTAGTTTATAAAGGTAAAAACTACAACATCAATCATGTGGTCAACGACAAAGAACAGAACATCGAAACTCACCTATTTTGTACCCTCAGAGAAGAAGGTGTCTACAATGAGTAGTTTTGAACTAAACGGGCTAACGGAGTTTGAACGAGATTTAATGCGGGTCATTAATGAGAAGTTCCCGAATGAAGCTAAAAAATTTATGCGGAAACAGGTTAATGATGTATTGACTCAAGCTAAACGGGATACACCCGACGATACTGGATTCACGAAAGCCCATTGGAAAACAGCAACCAAGGGTAAGAGGCGAGCGTCTGTTAATCTCGTTGAATCAACCGTGACAAACAACGCTCCCCTCTCACACTTAAACGAAAATGGGCACCGGATAACCAACCAATACGGAGAGTTTGGGTTTTATCCGGGGGTCCATATGCTTGAAAAGGCGGTTATAAAAAAAGAGGCCGAATTCGCAAGTGAGCTAAGTGCCTTCATTGCTACAGCCTTGGAGGAATTAGACCTATGATCGGATTTGTTGATATAAAAAAATCAGTGATCGATGTCCTAAAGGAAAAGGTAAGCACGATCAGGACGGTGGCGAATGAGGAACTAAGCGGGTTTAAACCGCCTGCATTTTTCGTGCAAATGCTGCCCATCGGCGACACGTCCTCGATCGACTACGAAGAGAAGCTAATGTCCATAAACATCCATTACTTTTCAGAGGAAAAGACTGACTTAGCAAACCTGAAAATGTTAGACCAACTCAACACAGCGTTCTTTAATGTCCTACAAATAGGGGCTCGGGTCATTACCCTAAAAAGCAAGCGGCATCAACTCATTGACAACGTCCTGCAATTTAAGTTTGAATTGGAATTCTTAAATGATGTTGACGTTGTGGAAGTTAACGACGAGTGGGTCATGTCGACGGAGCCTGACCACAGCTTAGGTTATACCGAAGAAACAGTCGAGTTAATGCAAGAACTAGAACTAAAGGAGGAGTAGTCAAACATGGGACTACCTCAAATTAATATCAGGTTTCAGACACTCGCGGTAACGGCCATCGCCCGAAGTGCGAGAGGGATTGTTGCGCTCATTTTGAAGGACTCCACGAAGGTAACCTTCGACACAAAAATCTATACGGACATTACCCAAATCGATCCTCTGGATTGGACGGCAGTGAATCTCGATTATATCCAAAAAGCGTTCCTTGGCACTCCGACAAAGGTCATTGTTGAAAGGGAGGCCGATGATGCGGTCGATTACAGTGCATCCTTGGCGCGGCTCATCAATAAGAAGTGGAACTACCTTGCTATACCCGGCATAATCACAGGGGATGTTGCCACCATCTCCACTTGGATTAAAGCACGCAGGGATACCGATAAAAAGACGTTTAAAGCAGTCTTACCTAACAGTTCCTCCGACCACGAAGGAATCATTAATTTCACAACAGACAATATCCTTGTAGGCGGAGAATTTTATACGACAGCTGAATATTGCGCTAGGATCGCAGGTATTCTAGCAGGTTTGCCATTCACTCGAAGCTCAACATACTTCATTCTTCCCGAAGTTGAAAGCATCACAGAAACAGCCACACCCGATGACGACATCGATGCAGGGAAGCTGATCTTAATCAATGACGGAGAGCACATTAAAGTAGGTCGAGGAATCAACAGTCTAACCACAACAACCATAGCCAAAGGTGCCAAGTTCAAAAAGATCAAGATCATGGAAGCAGTCGATCTGATGCGCGAGGATATTCGAGACACCTTTGATTCTGAATATGTCGGACAGGTCAACAACTTCTATGACAACAAAGTGTTGTTTTTGACAGCCGTGAACGCTTATTTCAAAGGACTCCAAAGTGATGAAGTCTTGGATCCGAATTTCACAGCGCTGGCTGAGATTGACTTGGATGCTCAGGAACTCTATCTTCAATCAACTGGACTCGATACCAGCAAGCTAACAACAGCTCAAATTAAAGAGTACAACACAGGGAGCAAGGTCTTTATCAAAGCAAGTGGAAGCCCTCTTGATGCCATGGAGGACTTAGACTTTTCGATGTTAATCGTATAAAAGAGGGGGACTTTGCTTGGCGAAAATCAGAGGAAATAATCAAGTCAATGGTACATGGGGCCAAGTATGGTGGGATGGAGAGCTGGTCTTTGAACTAGAATCCTTTGAGGCTAAAGTAACAGCCAACCGGGAAACCGTTACTATCGGCATGGACGAGGACTCCAAGCTGGTCGGGCTTAAAGGCGAAGGAACACTCAAAGTTAAAAAGGTGTTCAGCCGGGGGAAAAAGAAAATTCTCGAAGCCTGGAAAAAGGGTGAGGACCCAAGAAGCACTCTCATCGGCAAGCTCAAAGATCCTGACACGATTGGCAAACAATCTGAACGGGTTTCAATTGGTAACGTATGGTTCGACGAGTTGACCCTAATTCAGTTTGAACAGGCGAAGAAGTTAGAAGAGGACTATAAATTCGGATTCACAGCGAGCGATGCAGACTTCATCGACACAATCGACATTGTATAGGAAGGAAACTGATCGATATATGGAAGCAAAGAAAAAACTAACCCTCGCTGAGTTGATCTCGAATGCTGACAAGATCAAAGCAAAAAAAGCTGAAACAAGAGAGCTCTATGTGAAATCTTTGGACGCAACAGTAACCATCACGAAGCCAAGTCGCACGACCGTCTTGGACTCCTATGAGATTGGCGAGGGCGAGGGGAATTCCTTCTTGGTTTATGAATGTGTAACCGAGCCAAGTTTCAAGGACACAGCCCTGCAAGCCGCCTACGGAGTCACCGGGTACGAGGTGCTCGATCAAATTCTGGATTCTGGGGAGATTGATTCCATCGCGAAAGAGATCGTTGACTTTGCGGGGTACGGTAAAGACTCTGTCAGTGTCGTCGAAGCAGTAAAAAACTAATAAAGGGTAGTCCGAGACTGTACCTTCTGCACTATTATTTGCAGAAGGGCTGTACTCTGGACTACCTTTTGAATTTATCAGGTCAAGAGACGATATTTCTGGCAGCCAGCATGAACTTAAGCTTTGAAGAAAAAGCCGAAGAATGGAAGCAAGGTCACTTAGTCTATTTTGGTAAGTGACCTTGCTTTTTTAGTGAGGTGAGAGCATGGCGGGGCACGTTATCGGGGCCACCCTGACACTTAGAGACAATATGAGCGCCACTTTGAGAGGTGTAAGGCGCGAACAGTCAGCCTTTAGACAAGATGTTGCCGCCACACAGAGAACCCTGCGACAGCAGATGGAAGTTCGGCTCAATGCAACGGCTGCCACTCGGACAATCTCGAGAATTAGGACCGCCATTGAACCCTTAAGAACTAGAATCGTGACTCAAGTGGCCATACGGGACAATGCAGCGCGAGAAAGACAACGGATTCAAAACGAGATGAACGCACTGGGCAGACGAGCGATTGCCCCAGTCGTTCGAATTAGAGATGCAGCGAGCAGTGTTATTAGTGGCATCACAAGTAAATTAGCAGCACTCAAGAATTTAGCTGCAGGAGCAATGATCGTTGGGGCAACGGTCGGGGCCGGAGCAGTTGTGGCGCTAAAAAGCGGCGCAATGCTTGAACAACAAGAAATTGCCATGAAGCATTTCATCGGGGTGAACAATCAAGGCAAAAGTGACGCAGATGTAACGGGTATGCGCGACAGCTATATCAAGGACTTAAGAAGAAATGCCGATGCCACACCGTTTTCAACATCGGAGGTAATCGGAGCAGGGGCAAGGGCTGTGAACGTGATGGGCGGAGACACGAAAGGGGCTATGGATTTAGTGAAGCTCGCCGGGGATATGGCCGCGCTTAACCCCGGTAAGACAATTAGTGACTCGATGGAGGCCCTTGCCGACGCCAAGAACGGCGAGTTTGAGAGAATGAAAGAATTTGGCTTTAAGATCAGCGCCGAAGAATTTAAAGGGTTTGTAGGCAAAGGCAAAAATGATGATCTGTCAAATACGGAAACCATGACAGCTTACTAAACGCTCGTTAATAAAAAGTTGAACCCCTACTTTAAAGGCGGCTCGGAAAAACTATCTCAAAGTGGAACGGGCTTGATGAGTACGATCACAGGAAACTTAGGCTCAAAGGTTCAGGACACTGGAAAAGCCATGCTCGAAAGATTGAAACCAACCTTAACGACGATCATCGATTTGATTGATAAGTACAGCCCACAAATGGACAAGTTCGGCCTCAAAATAGCGGATGGAATCGGTTTTGCAGTAAGCAAGTTACCGACCCTGAAAAAGTATCTGAGCGATGCATTCGAAACAACTAGGCCAGTTATATCGTGGGTGGCAGACACAGGAATTCCAAAGGTTAGAGATATCTTAGGCAGCGTGTTAGAGAAGGCAACCGGGGTGTATAACTTCTTCAAGACAAACTGGGGAACGTTAGGGCCTTTCATTACTGGCATCGCCATTGCGTTTGGAACGTATAAAGCGGTGATGATGGCGATGGAAGTGGTGACAATTGCTGTAACTGCTGCACAGCTTGCATTGAATTTTGCAATGAACTTAAACCCCATGGGCCTCGTAATCATTGGCATTGGGCTGCTCATCGGCGCAGGAATACTGCTCTATAAAAACTGGGACACGGTTAAAGAAAAAGCGAGCGATTTATGGTTAAGCATTGAAAATGTCTTTAAAACAGGAGTAAACGGGGCCATTGGGTTAATTAATACCCTCATCGATAAAATCAACTTAATTCCGGGGGTAAACATCCCCCTGATCGCAAGGGTGAGCTTAGATACTTCCGGAAATAGCACATCGGATGGTCTGCGCTCCGCACGAGGAATCGATGGAAATCACGCCAATGGACTAGATTATGTTCCCTTCGATGGGTATATAGCCAAGCTCCACAAAGGTGAAAGAGTTCAAACGGCAAGCCAGAATCCATACAACGGTGGAGGCTCAAGCAGTAGTGTAGTGGTTCATATGAACGGAACAGTCGTAAGGGAAGAGGCAGATGTCCAAAGAATAGCAAACGCGATCGTACAGAAACTCGACGCGGCGGCTGCGAATATGTAAAGGAGGATGGAGGGCATGGAATTTTGGCTAACGCAAGGATCAGAAACACTTCGCCTTCCGGTCCCTCCACCGAATTATTCAATTAAGAAATCGTTAAATAACAGCACAGTCGTTGTTGAAGGCTTAGGCGAGGTCAGTTTTATTGGCAAGCAAAAGCTCGCGGAGATCCCTTCCCTAGAATCCTTTTTCCCTAAACAAGTGTATAGCTTTTGTCAGTACAAACCCTTTCCAGAGCCGAACGTTTGCACCGACTTAATTGAAAAGTGGATGGCGAGCGGTAAGCCTATCCGGTATATCGTGCCAGGAGCAATCAACACTGAATGTACGATCGAATCCTTTGATTACGGGGTGCGAGACGGCACAGGTGACGTGTATTTTAGTTTACAACTTAAAGAGTACAGGACGATCGCACTATGATTAAACTTTATAGTTTTTATAATGGGGTCGTGAGGGATATAACCAAGGTTGTTAAGAGTATCAGTTGCTCAGGGGACAAGACCCAAGCCGCGAGAAAATTAGACATCACACTGGCCTACCCGATTTGGGACAGAAATCAACCTCGGACTCAAATTGGGCCGGGGACTAAAGTTTGGCTTCTACTAGACGGAAAAGAAATATTTCGAGGAGTAGCCTGGGACCGGGAGATCAATTCTGCATCCGAAGAACTACCCTTTCTTGCTTACGATTATTTAATTTATCTTACGAAATCAAAGGTGACATATAACTTCATAAACACAACCCCGGACGATGCGACGAGAAAGATATGCGCTGAATTAGGGATAGAAACTGGTGAGATTGCAAGCACCGGAATTAAGGTTAATCGGCTCATAGCTCAAAAAACCGGCTATGAAGCCATCATGGAATTGTACACCCAGGCGTCAAAAACAAACGGGAAAAAGTACGTTCCAGTTATGGATGGATCAAAGCTGTGCGTCATCGAAAAGGGAACGAGCGTGGCGGATTATACGTTGAGATCTAGGTTAGACGGGACAGGTAATAACATTCTTAGTGCCAGCTACCGAGATTCCCTCGCCGAGGTGGTCAACAAAGTGAAGATTTACGACGAGGGAAATAGCTATGTTGGAGAAGTCAGCAGTAGCGGCTCGATTCAAGCATATGGCCTACTCCAAGATAATTATACCAAGGAAGCTGACAAAGACAGCTTTGCTGTAGCTGCTGGAATTATCAAGGATGTACAGCGTACCGTAACCCTTTCGGCTTTAGGGAATTGGAACTGCCGTACAGGGTATGCAGTTAACACCGGAGTCTTTTATGTTGATATTCTTCAAAATGCGCTGATGTATATTGAGGGGGATACCCACACATGGGAACCCGGTACTGGTAAATACACAATGTCCTTGAGTCTCAGTTTTGGAAACGTTATGGACAGTAAGGGGTGATGTTATCAAGAACCCATATAGCGCAATCATCAACCATATGAGAACGCAAGGGGCAAAGTTCAACACCCCTTACGTTCAGGTAGGAGTCGTTGTTTCCCCGGACCCGCTAACCATCAAGCTCGGGGACCTGCAGATCGGTAAGGAAAACCTCCTAGTCGCGGATTATTTATTACTAGATACTGAGGGACTTAAGGCAGAGGATATCGTCGCCTTAATACCAACGCTCGATGAGCAGACCTACATCGTCTTGGCAAGGATCGTGAGCCCATGAGTATATTTCCGTCAGAGGTCATCAATATAAGCGACCTTATTCAATCAACAGTAACAACCACAACAGAATTACCACTGGCTAAAGAATATGCGTGGGATTTCAATAATAATGACTTCCTATTATATAGCGGGAAAAATGTCATTGTAACGGGCAAAGAAGCGGTCAAGATTTGGGTTTGGAAGGCTCTTTACACCGCGAAGAACAGGTATAAAGCCTACACGGGAAAGTATGGTAACGAATCAGAATCACTCATCAATCAGACTCTTTCTAGAGGGGCCTTACAGTCTGAAATAGAGAGGTATTTAATTGAGGCGCTGCTTATCAATCCATACATTAGGGGTGTTAAAAATATTAAGGTAGAGATTGACGGTAGCAGGACGGACGTTAGCTTCACCACCATAACGATCTATGGGGAGGTTAGCACCCATGTTTAGTGAGGACAGCTTAACAATACTTAATAGAATGCTAGAAAACGTGCCTTCTGATGTGAATAAATCAGAAGGCTCTCTTATTTATGACGCGCTTTCTCCAGCAAGCCAAGCGCTAGCAAAAAGCGAACTGCTGCTGGATGAAGTTCTAAAGATGGTCTTCGCTCAAAGCGCAGCCGCCAATGGGTACTCAACAGAATTAAGATTACGGTGTACCGAATTTGGGGTTACCCCTAAAGATGGTACGACCGCAACAGGTCAAGTCACCTTTACTGGAGTGGAGACAACGCCCATACCACTGGGAACGACGGTACAAACCCCCGGCGGATTACGATATATTACTACGGCCCTAGGAGTTATTACTGGCGGGGTGGTAACCGTAATGATCCAAGCGGTTGATGTTGGTACAGTTTACAATGTCCCAGAAAATACGGTAATCCAAATACCCGCAGCAATAAGTGGTATCACAGGAGTTAATAATTCCAGTCCAATCACTGGGGGAAACGATGCTGAAACCGATGATGCCTTGCTTTCTAGGTTGCTCAGTCGTGCGCGAACCCCATCCACCAGCGGAAACGTCGCACATTACGTTCAATGGGCGATAGAAGTCCCTGGAATAGGAGCCGCGCGTGTCTATCCGCTCTGGAATGGACCCGGCACAGTGAAGGTGGTTGCCATCGACTCCAACAAACGGGCTATCAACAGTAGTCTACTTAGCGAAGTTACAGAGCACATCGAGGATAACCGACCCATAGGTGCCACCGTTACCGTGGTAAGTGCCACTGAAAAATTAATCAATCTGTCCGCGACCGTGGTCCTTTCCAACGGGATTACTCTAAACCAAGTACAGGATACTCTGGGTGAGGTTGTTACTGAGTATCTGAAATCAATCGCGTTTTTGTCCTCACACGTTAGTTTCGCTCAGGTCGGAAGCCTATTACTATCGGTACTGGGGGTCTCGGACTATTCCAATTTACAAATGAATGGACTTGCCCAAAATATGATCGTTGGCGAAGAAGAGGTTGCGGTATTAGGCGTCTTAAGTTTGGGGGTGTAAGACCATGTATCCGCAAAATGTCGATCAATTTCCAGAGAAATTAAACAAGAAGCAAACAGGTTTTTATGTTGTCGAGGAAAAAATACCGATGGTGGATGGATTCTTCGAAGGCGATTTAGCCCATGACAGCATCAATAACGGTAGTGTTCTAGTGTATACGGGGAGTAAATTAACAGGTGAACAGGTGCTGGCCTATACACTCAGTCTGCCGGGGGAAGAACCTTGGCGGCGAATCATTAAAGTATTCTCGACCGCAGAGTTTGTCTATGTCACTTACGAAACTCCTGGGGACATCGTGGAGGCAGCGGATATTAACGTCGTCCAAAATTCCATCGTTAACACTCAAACGGAGCTGGAGAGACATAAGGCAGATCAGGCTTGCCACATTCAAAATGCGGAGATCGATGGTGGGAGTTTCTTGTAAAAAGGAGGAAGAACAATGCCTCAAGTAGTCAAGATTAAACGAGGATTAAAGATCAATCTGCCGACGTTAGTGGCTGGGGAGATGGGCTTTTGTACAGATACCAAAGAAGTCTATATCGGGGATGGAGCCGCCAATGTCTTAGTCGGTCGAGCGATGATGGGGACTTATGCTTCAAGGCCCAACGCAGCAGTCGCCGGAAGGTTCTACTACGTAAGCAGTGGAACAAATCTTGGCTATGTGTACCTCGATGATGGTGTAGCGTGGCAAAGGGCCAATGTAATTAGCCTCGCTGATCTGACAGGGACCTTAGATAACGTAGCGGACGGGACGACGTATGGCAAGGTTAAAGCGACCGAACTAAGCAGTGGCCAAGTAAGCCGGATCAGCGATGGGACCAACACGGTAACAGCAGCTCAAGCGAGAACGCACATCGACGACGTAACAAAGCATCGACTTATAAACGATAGTGGAACAGCCACAACAGATCTCTGGTCAGCCCAAAAGATAAATAATGAAATCGAGCTGGCCAAGCATAACATCGAGCCCCAAGCGTCGGTAAAAGACCAGAACCTAGCAACCCCTCCAGGTTCCCCTGTAACGGGAGACCGCTACATTGTCGCAGCCACTCCAACAGGAGCCTGGCTAACGCACACGAACCACATTGCTGAGTGGGATGGAGCCGCTTGGCAGTTTTATGTTCCGGATGTTGGCTGGAATCTATTCGTTGACGACGAGTTGAAGTTGTATGGCTGGAGTGGATCTGCTTGGGTTAGAACGGGTGGGGCTCTTCAAACCGTGACTGCTGGGTCCGGGCTTACGGGTGGAGGACAAGCTGACTCAGTAACGCTTAACATCGGAGCGGGTAACGGCATAACCGTTGCGGCTGATGCAATTAGTGCTAAACCCTATAAAGGTATAACGGTCGATGCCAATGGTGTAGCGGCCAACATCGATGCCGACTCAATCCAGTACGATGCTGCCAACGGTAATCGGTTGATGGTGGTTAATGTTGATGGTGGGACCTTTTAGGAGGGAGATGATGTGGCGAGAAAGGTATTAATAACGATACGAAAGGGTCTTGAGGCCAACCTCCCAACCCTTGCCGATGGCGAATTGGGTATTACGACCGATACCAAAAAACTCTATATTGGCACAGACTCAGGGAACGCGCTTCTGGTCGCGGCTCAAACAGTTGGGGATATGCTCAAATCCATTTATGACACCAATAATGACGGAATCGTCGATCGATCGAAAACGGTGACTGGACCCGTAACCTGGAACCAGTTAAAGGGGGTCTAGGGAAAATGTATAGCGACTCTTATTATGGGGTTTTGATGTACACACAGGATATTGATCCTCCAAACGATGAGCAAATTCAGTTATTGACCCCAGATTTGATGGGGTATCTGCCCAATTATCTTAAAAATGTCCGAATCATGAACGAACTGCAAGCAACACAAGCTCGTGAAATCGGGCTCTTCAACGCTCGGAGAACAGACCTCCTGAACCAATGCTTTATAGATACAGCCACCTGGGCACTAGAACTATGGGAGAGCGAACATGGAATCGTAACGGATCTATCCAAAACGCTTGAAACGAGACGAGAAATTGTAAAGGCTAAGCGACGGGGTAACGGAACCGTGACCAAGCAAATGCTTAAAAACACTGCCTTAGCCTACACCAATGCAGAAGTACAGGTTTTAGAAGACCCAGAGAATAATACCTTTGTCCTAAAATTCATCGGTGTACTAGGAATACCTGCGAATATGGCGGGTCTCATTGAAACGATTAACGAGATTAAACCTGCGCACCTCGCCTATAGTTTTGAGTACGCGTACTCGTGGTGGAATAGAGTGTCGGGTTTACAATGGGGCGAATGCTCCTCACAGACTTGGAATGATTTAAAAGTATACTCCTAAGAAGGGAGATCACTATGGCGACAAATACACCAAATTATAACCTTACAAAACCAGCGGGAACGGATACCGTCGATATCGGCGTCATTAACACAAATATGGACTTAATTGACGCAGCTGTTGCTTTGAAAGCACCACTTGCGTCTCCGACGTTGACTGGTACCCCCACGGTTCCAACAGCTGCGGTAAATACAAACACAACCCAAGCAGCGTCAACTGCCTTTGTATTGGCTCAAGCTGGAACCGTAGCGCCTGTAATGGACGGGGTAGCGACAGTTGGGGTGGCAACAAAGTTTGCTCGAGCGGATCATACGCATCCTTCCGATACGGCTAAGGCTGACCAAGCAGCGGTTACTTCACACTTAGCTGAAAATTCATCTCAAACAGTCAAGGGCCATGTAGAACTAGCGACCGCAGCTGAGACAACGACTGGAACGGATAACACAAGGGCAGTACACCCTGCCGGGTTAAAAGTAGAACTCGACAAAAAGATAGCCCATTCACTCGCAACGGCAGTCAGTGACTTCTTGGTTTCTTCTGGAGCAGGAGTGTTCGTTAAGAAAACGTTGGAGGAAGTGAAAACAATCCTTGGATTAGGGACAGCCGCCTACACAGCGTCCACAGCCTATGCCACCGCAGCACAAGGAACCCTGGCTACGAATGCAATGCCATTATCCCAAAAAGGGGCAGTGGGTGGTGTTGCCCTATTCGATGATGTTACTGCGCATTTGGCTGAAAGTGCGACATTATCAGAACTCGCTCACGTAAAGCACGGGACGCTCACTACCACACTAGACACAGCATGGGCTGGAGCCCAAGCACCTTTTACTAAAACACAGGCTGTTGCAGGCATCCTTGCAACAGATAACCCCATTGTAGATGTAACAATGGGTGGAACATACTCCACAGATGAAGCGAGATTAGACGCTTGGAGCCAGATATATAGAATAACAACAGCCAACGATTCAATAACTTTGTATGCCAAAAAAGCACCGACAGTCGCATTACCAATACAACTAAAGGTGGTGAGGTAGATGGGCGAAGCATTGATTATAAGGCGCGGCGGTGCAAGTGTCATACCTACAAAAATAGCATGTCCTCTTTCAACAACGTGGACTGTACCTGAAAATCTAACTGCCGTTGATGTGTTTCTAGTCGGTGGTGGCGGTGGCGGTGCTGGCGGAGGTGGCGGTGGGGGCTATACGCAAACTTATTTAGATGTGCCAGTAACACCAGGGGAAAGTATCAGCATTACCGTTGGAGCAGGTGGAGCCGCTGGTTCCACAGGTGGATATAGCCAATTTAAGGATAGTAACTATCGCGCGAACGGCGGTGGAAGCGTAGCCCAAGCAGACAATAGTGTTGGGCCTGGTGGTAATGGAGGCTCAGGCGGAGGCGGCGGTGGAAGTAGCGCAGATGGTGGTAATGGCGGATCAAATGGATTAAATGGCGTCAGTTCAACATATGCAGGTGGAACAGGACAAGGAGCAACCACAAGAGAATTTGGCGAAATAGACGGTGTCCTTTATGCTGGCGGCGGCGGAGGAGCAACTCAGTATACTGGGAACGTAGGAGGAACTGGAGGTGCTGGAGGTGGCGGTAAAGGAGCAGTTACTACAGATGCAACATCTACCGCAGGAGCAGCTAACTCAGGCGGTGGAGGCGGAGGTGCACGTTCAGCGTCTAATCGAAGAGCAGGTGGCTCAGGAATAGTTGTTGTGAGGTGGGGATATTGAGGTACGCACTAATTAAGAATGGGAAAATTGAAAACATCATAGAAGCTGAAGGCTACAGAGATTCGCAAATCATTGCTCAGTCAGGAGGATTTGATGATGCAATTGATGTATCTTTGTACGAGGTGGGAATTGGCGATTCATACGTAAACTTGCAGTTTTATAAACCTGATGGAACTCTCGCTCAAAGGGGAAAAGCACCTGAAGAGGAAATCGCAGAAATGAAGCAAGCTTTAGCGGATACAAACGCAATGCTTCTTGAATTCATGGAAGTAACATTAGTTTAGGAGGAATGTAAAAATGGCAGTAAATAGTTTGTTGACAAAAGCGTATGCGGTGAATATCTATCGTTATGGGAATCGTACCTTTGCAAGTATTCCAGCGGACTATCACACTCCCGTGAAACAGTATGCCGCAGAGAATTTTAGTCTTTCCGACATTGACCAAGCTCTTGCGAATGGGTATATCACAGAGCAAGAGTATACTGAAACACTTGCGTATGTTCCTGCCGCTTAGTGAACAGTTGACGCATACTGTGTCAAATAGTATCAAAAACTTGTAGACAATTCACACCGGACACCTTTGAATTCGAGGGTGTTATTTTATTTGCCAGAAAGGGGTTTGGTCACTTGAGTGAGCAAGAAATAGCCGAGCTAAGAACTCGTCTAGCAGTCTTAGAAACTAAGGATGAGGCTCAAGAATGCAGACTGAACTCCTTAGAAATTGATATGGGGAAAAAGTTTGATCGACTTGAAGCAAAGCTGGATGAAGTGTTAAGAGCGGCCCGAAGTAGACCATCGTGGCTGATCGCACTGACTATTTCAAGTTTAATGACGCTGGTCACAGGGCTTAGTGTCTATTTAATAACTCTTTAGGAAGGGGCAATGACATGTTAAAACCAGCGATTATCTGGAAGGGGTCGCCGAACTTCAGCAGCCGTAAAGGATATAAATTCCTAGCCATAGTGGACCACATCATGGCTGGGACTTTATCTGGCACTGACTCTTGGTTTGCCAACCCTGCGAGTAAAGTGAGTTCTCATTTCGGGGTTGGTAAGAACGGCGAGATTCACCAATATGTTGATCTTAAAAATCCTGCTTGGGCCAATGGCGGTATTAATAAACCGGCTTGGCCCTTACTAATTCCGGGGGTTAATCCGAATTATTACACGGTCAGCATCGAACACGAAGGCGACAGTGGTGACGTAATGCCAGAGGCGCAGTACCAAGCCACACTAGCCTTACATCGGTGGTTAATCGGGACGTTAGGCATACCTGTGACCCGCGACAATATCATCGGGCATTATCGGCTTGACTCTGTTAATAAATCAAGGTGTCCGGGGACAGGGTTTCCCTGGGACCGACTGTTTAAGGATTTGGAAGGAGGAAACGAAGTGTTAAAAATGGCCGTATTGTTATATACGAAGGAAGATTACTGGGCTGGTGTTGATGTAGCTGTTAAAAATGGTAACTGTGCTGTATTCGTGAGGCCAGCAGATCAAACGGTTCCAGCCGAGGCCATGAGCGCCAACCAGTTAATTGTTATAGGGGGACCCACAACCAAGCATCCAAACGAAGTGCTACTCTCGGGTAATAACAAATATCAAACGGCGGCTGCGGTGGCGAAGTATTTAGGGTAATGAGAAAGGGGAGCAAGTTATGCTAGACAAATTGAAATCTCGAAAACTGTGGGCCTTCGTCAGTGCCGCGATTTTAGTTATGGTTAATTCCATAGCCAAGTTAGGAATGCCAACTGAGGATGTATTGTATCTTGTGATCGTTTCAGCGTCTTACATTCTTGGACAAGGTTACGTCGATGCCAAACAGCAACCAATTAAAGAATTTCCGATTGAAGATATAACCCAGTCCTTCACCCATATTATTCAAGCTGAATTGGCTAAGAGTGATATTGCAAAAGATCTTCCTATGGACTCTATACTTGATATAGTCAGGACTTTAATTAAACAAGAACTAGGTAAATTGAGCACAGTACAACCTGGATCGAGCAGCGCGGAACCAAGCGCAACTGCTGCTCAATCTTCGTAATGGGAGGCTATAAGATGAAAGATGTATGCGTTGATTGCAACCGACAATCGTATTGTATGGAACCGTGTGAGCAGTGGTTAATTGAGAATAACAAATGTCCAGTTTGCCAAAACAAAATCATCTGGGTTGGAGGATGTTCCGAGTGTATAACTGGTGATTGGTCGAAGTGTGGGTAGGTTTCACTTTCCTTCTATATAAGGGCTTCTATTAGAGTTAATGGGCTTGCCGAAGAGGTGAGCCCTTTTATGTTCATGAGGAGGAATTGAATGATCAACGATAAGAATATTAATTACCTGTTAAGTTTGCATATATTGCTAATGCTCAAAACGGGAAAATCTGATCACCGAAGAAGAATTTACGGCCATAGATAATGAAAATAAGAAGTCGTTTTTGACTTGATTAGTGTCCCCAGCAATTATATCATGTCACCACAAAAGGAATATAAAGGAAAGGGAGAGGGGATTTTATGGCTTCAAATTCAGCGGTAAAGAAGGTCGTTACTGTAATTCCGGTAAAACCAGTTGAAGTGGTTAAAGGATTTGCCCTGGGGGCGAAGAAAAGGGTAGCCGCTTATTGCCGGGTAAGCACAGATTTGAAAGAACAGGAAACGAGCTTCGAATCACAGGTACAGCATTATACGGATACCATTAGTAAAAGATCAGATTGGGAACTGGTGGATATTTATGCTGATGACGGTATCTCAGGAACTACTACAACAAAAAGAACTGAATTTCTAAGAATGATCAATGAGTGTATGGCTGGTAAAATCGATATGGTTATTACAAAGTCGATATCGAGATTTGCTCGAAATACCGAGGACTGCCTACACTTTGTAAGGAAGCTAAAAGACAAAGGAATAGCCGTTTATTTTGAAACGGAAAATATTGATACACTTGGTTCTGGTGGTGAACTCTTGCTTACCATTCTTAGCGGGATGGCACAAGATAGTAGTAGAAATCAATCGGATGTTACAAAGTGGGGGATTCTAAGACAATTTGAAAGTGGTCGAGTTTTAGTCAATACCACGAGGTTTCTCGGCTATGATAAAAATGACAATGGAGAATTGGTCATAAATGAAGAACAAGCAGAACTGGTTCGCAGGGTCTTCACTGAATACCTAGAAGGCAAGAGTTACAATGCAATTGCCAAGGGGTTAACAAAAGATAAAGTAAAAACCGTTACTGGAAACGAAAAATGGTGGGATTCAACCATAAGCGGGATGTTGGAAAATGAGAAGTACTATGGTGCCGCTCTTTTGCAGAAAACCATAACCGTTAATTTCCTCACCCATAAACGCACGTCTAATAAGGGCCAGTCACAGAAGTATATGATCGATGAAAATCACCTGCCGATCATAGCCAAAGAGCTATTTGAAAAGGTTCAGGATGAGAAGGAACGAAGAGCCTTATTAAGGGGAAATCTGGTAGGTGACAGGCATAAATATAGCAGTAGATATCCGTTTAGTGGAAAAGTGTTTTGTGGCAACTGCGGGAACATTTTCAAGAGAAGACAGTGGAACAGCAACAATGCATCAAAGAAAGTTGTATGGCAGTGCAAAACTTACATAATGGACGGTAAGGATGCATGTGGCGCCAGGGCTGTCGATGAGAATGCTTTGATGGATGCCTTTGTACGGATGTTCAACAGAATCTATGAAAACAGGCAGAGCTTTATCAAGACGATGACTGAAAATATTGAAACGATTATTTTGCTAAAGCCAGATATCAGAGAGACTGAAGCCTTGGATGAGCGGATCGAAGAATTAAAAAATGAGTTGAAGAAACTTATCCGGTTTCAGGTGAGTAATAACATCGATTCTGAGGTTTATAATGAGGAGTACAAAAGCATATCCGGAGAGCTGGAGGAAATGCGAAAGAAAAGGCTAGAGCATGATAAGATAATTGAATCAAAGGATGGGTTGAAGCAAAGGCTTGATGAAATCCTAGAGACGATAAACAGCAGGGATTCGCTACTTGAGGAATTTGATGAAGAAATATTTAATGCGTTGGTTGAGAAATACTGGTGTGCACCCCGTCAATAGGACAATGAAAAAATAGAACGAAGTTTGCTGAATTGCTACCCGTCTAAAAAGCGGGTAGCAATTCTTTATGCGGCCTTTACGTACTGCATATGGAACTCCATCGGCGTCATAATATACAAGCGGCGCTGTAAACGCCGATAATTATAATAGAAGATGTAATCAGAAATGGCTTGAACAAGGTGCTCCCGGCTGGTGAATTTGTACCCGTAATACCTCTCGCGTTTCAGGATACCCCAAAAGCCTTCCATCGGTCCGTTATCAATACAGCGAGCCACTCTGGACATGCTTTGCTTCATTCCTGCGGCCTGCAGTTTCGAGTGAAAAATGCGGCTTGTATACTGATACCCCCTGTCCGAATGAAACAGCGGATGGGCTTCAGGATGGGCGGCCACGGCAGCATCAAATGTATCGAAAACGAGTCTGTTATCGTTGCGATCACCAATGGCATAGGCAACAATGCGCCGATCATACAGGTCCAGAATGGCGCTCAAATATAGTTTGTGGACTTCCGGCCCTACGTAGTATTTGAACTCCGTCACGTCGGTCAACCATTTCGAGTTTGGCGCGTCTGCGTGAAACTGACGTTTCAGATAGTTCTTGGCTATGTATTCCGGCGATGCCGCGTTCCTGGTGCATCCGTGCCTTTTGTATTTAATTGTTGATTTAATATTAAGGGCACGGTCGATCCGAAGGACACGTTTATCATTCACATGAACGTCGTGTCTCCTGTCCAGCTCATCCCGTATTCTGCGGTATCCCATATCAGGATGCTCTTTGTGGATCTTCTCAACAACGTCTGCAATTCGTTCGTTCTCCAACTCGCGGTTGCTCTTCGGATGCGTCAGCCATCGATAATAGGCTGACCGGGTAATGTGTAAAAAGGCACAGAGCTTCCATACAGAAAATGACCGATCCTCAGATAATATTCTCACCGCTTCATAGGCCGACTGATACCTTACGAAGCTCAGCGTCGCCTCCTCTCCAATTCCTTGACTTTTTTTAACAGTGCATTCTCCATTTCTAGATCATATTTTTCCCGTTCAAGCTGAGCTATCCGGTCTCTCAGTTCTTCCTCAGGTGTTCGACTCGGCAGTGTTCCAGAACGGTGTCCTCGCCGATCTTCCAACCCCGATTCTCCCATCTCACGGTATTTCTTCGTCCACGTATAGACCTGCTGGTATGAAACCTGGTATTTGAGCGCTGTCCCCCTATAATTGTTTCCAGTGGATATGCACTCTTTTACAATTTGTATCCTCTCTTGTCCAGTCGTATTTCGGCCTTTCGTCATTCGGCTTCCTCCTGTCTGTATTCGGAAATCCTTATGACAATTATACGCCTTTAGCCAATGATCAAGTTGCCTTTTATCCCTGACCCCGTATCTCTCACAGATCTCCCATTTCGACCCTTTTCCTGCCAGATAATCCTGAACGGTTGAGAGCTTGGTCTCTTTTGTATATCTTTTGTTGTGTTCTTTCGGTAGAAATCCTGATGGTCCGTCTGTTTTGTATCTAAAGAGCCACTTCCTGAATGCCTCTTCAGATACGCCAGCTTCCTGATATGCTGACTTATATCCTATTTTCCCCAAGAGATACAATTCTACTATTCGTACCATCTCTTCTACGGGTATTTTTCTCTGTTGTGACAT